GGACCAATTTTCCGAAAAGTATAGATTGACTATGAGTAATCTTATTGCGTCTTATATGTCAGGTGGCAAAGTACCAACTGATAGTGAGTTTCAGCAAATAGATAATTTAGTCAGAAAAGTATTAGATGCAAAAGCTTCTAGTGTCGATGAGATACTAAAAGACGATGTACCATTTTAACAATTTCTTATCTCCCTCGAGTTAGAAAACTAGGCATTACTACAGAATCAAGGTTGTTCACTGTGGTAGTGCCTTTTTAAATTAAGGAGTTTATGATTGAATTATTAATGATGTTAATTATTCCAACTGAAATAGATCCTGCAAAATTAACAATGAAATATGTTCTTAAAGAAAAATTTATAGATTACAAAACTTGTGAAGAATATGTAGAACAAAATTTATATTACAAAGATTCTCAAGGTGTAGGAATATTTTATAAAATAGATACCAAAGAGTACCAAGTTATGTTAACATATTGTAAACCAACAGAGGATAAAAATGATAACTGAAAAACGATTAGAAGATGCACTAACATTTCTTTCAGACACAGATGAGAGTAACGCTGAATCAAATGCTAATGTAAAATATTTAGATAGATTATTAAAAAGAAAAAAAGCATTACATATTACAGGTAACTCAGAAGATAAAAGTATATCTGCTAAAGAACAATCTTTTTATGCGTCTGATATTTATAACAATGCTGTTAAAGAATTGTTTGATGCAGAAGTTACAGCATCTACATTAGAAAACAAACGTGATAAAGAAGGTCTTATTATAGATCTATTTAGAACATTAGAAGCTAGTAGACGTAAAAATACTATATGATTTATAAGTTTAAGAGATGGGTTATACTTCCTGCTTTTGCAGAAGTTATTATTAAAGCTGACTCAGATGAAGAAGCTATTAAAATACATAACTCTTTAGATTCTAAAAGTTTAACTTGGCAACAAGCTGAAACTGTAGAGCAACGTATGACATACGAAATTGTTAATGAGCAACCATCAGATTAAATTGTTTAGAGCTATTATAAACCAAGCTATACATGACGCTATGTATGATGGTGTATATAAGTATCATATTATAGATAAACGTGAAGCTATTCAATGGCTTACCAGTGATTCTATAGACTTTAGAACTATATGTTCTTATGCAGAAATAGATTCTTCTCAAGCTACTCGTAAGTTTACTGAAGCTATGAAGTTAGATCTCTATGCTTTAAGAGATGATCAAAATTTAGTATTAAATAAACCACGTAAAAAATATAAACATAAAGGAAAGTTTAGGTTAACATTCAATGAGTAAAGCTTATAATAAACAAATAGGTGGTGATCACTACCAAAAGTATAAAATTCAACCAAGCAAATTTGTAGTAGAAAACAAACTTCTATTCCCAGAAGGATGTGCAATTAAATATATTATCAGGCACCAGGACAAAGGTGGTAAAGATGATTTACTTAAAGCAATACACTTTATCGAAATGATAATAGAAAGAGACTATTGAGATAATGGATTCGATGAGTTTATTTTTAGTTCTTGCAATTGTACTTTCAGCAATTCTATTTCTTTTTCTAGAATAGAGATATTTTTATCTAAATCTAATACTGCAAAACCATTAGTTTCTATACCAGTTAAATCTGGTGCAGTAGCATTAGACAACTGTTCTATCTTTAATTCCATTGTAGCAAACTTAGAGTAAAATGTACCTGTAGAACCAATCAGTCCTAGTATTACCATAATTACACCAATGTTACTTTTTAATTTATTCATTCTTAAGTTCCTTAAGTTCTATTAATATTCTTTGTTTGTTTATGTTTAGTTCTTCTAATGTTCTATTCTTAATTCCTATAATATCGTTGTTTCTGTATTTTACTAAATCAAAGTTTTTATAAATAGATCTATTATCAAATATAGCTATTTGGTCTAAATATATATCTTTAGGTTTATAGAACTCTGTATTGTTATACTCTACTAATGATACTGAATCTTTCTGCATAGCATCTAATTTAATAATGTTTTTAATGTTTAAATTTTTAGATGCGTCTTTAACTTGTGCGTCTACTTTAGCCATTATTACATCTAATTTTGGTTTACTTGTCTTAGTCTTTGTAGAGCTTACTTTAGTTTTAACTTCTTCTTTAGAATCTTTCTTAACTACCTTTTTAGAATCATTCTTATCTGTATCTTCTTTTATTACTTTTTTCTTAGCATTATCTGATACCTGTTCAGTAACTTCTGTAGATACTTCTTTTTTGTATTCTTCAGTAATTTTATCAGCAACTTTAGTTTCTAATTTAATTTCTTCTTTAGGTTTTTCATTATAAACTTTCTCTATTTTAGGTTCAGTTTTATATTGCTCTATAACCTTTGTTTCTTCCATTGGTTTAGGTTCAGTTTTAATTTCTACAAACTTAAATTCTTCTTTAACTATAAATTCTTTTTCTGGTTTAAATTCTTCCAACACATTTTTTATCTCATCTCTAATATCTTCATTTAAAACAAAAGGATCTGACTCGTATGTTACAGTGAGGGAAGGTTCCCTGACATCGACCCCATAATGATTCTCTGTAGCATTTGATGAATCTGTAAAATCATATCGAACTGATAAATCATAGTCGGTTTGTAAACTTGAAAGTACAGTATAAGTATCACTGCCAGTGACGTAATCACCACAGTTAACACTGCCACAGCTACTACTATTATAATTCCTAATCTGTGTTGTTGTTTCACCATTTGCTCCTGTTATAGTTACTGTAGATTTAACACTAGAATCATATGTATTCCAATGCAAATATTCAAATTCATGATTAGTTGTATAACCATTTTGTATTTGTAATTCTGTTAAATTTGCATCATTCTTTAAACTTATATCATCAGATTGGATATAAGTATCATGCTCAGAAGCAATGACATTAGAACCATGCCTACCATCGGCAGTTCCTGTCCAAGATCCATTATCAAAGTTTTTATCAAGTAAATTATTTGTTGTAATAACTTCACTTTTTATGGAAGTTGTATGGATTAATATAATCAGCAAACTTATTAACGCTGTGTATCGCATAACATCCTCCTATTACTATTGCTAATAGCCAAATCATTTTTTATAACCTAAACCTGTTTTTCTATTTTTGTATAATTTTTGCCAAGACCAAGAACTTAACTTACTTGAGTAATGATATATAAATAATATTAAATGTTTCATTTATCTAACTGAATCTATAAAACTGTAGACTCTCCCAAATTGTTTATCAATACTAAATAAATCTTGTTGAATCATTGTTACTAAAAGTTGTAGTTCTATTAATGTTATAAGTGTCCAAGTAGCTAATCCCATAAGTATTGTACCTAACAAACCTATTAACATTGTATTAGTTTTTCTACTCATTATGTATTGGTTGAGTTTCTATAGTTTTTAATACTTCTGTTTGAATAGACTTATCTATTACTTCTCTTTTCTCCATACGTTTAACATATGTTTTATAATCTGGTCTTTCAAAATCGTATTTAATCCAAATATCCATAGCGTCTTTACCTATCTTACCATCTATTGGACATGGAGTTCCTGCATTAATCATTGCTTCAAAAACTCTTTCGTCCTGGCAAAGTAAAGCTACACTTCCAACTTTCATTCCAAAGTCATATAAAACTTTAGCTAACTTAATTCTTTCACAGTTCATATCTCTATTAGTTTTACCACCAGAGACTCCAAAACCAAATGTCTGAACTCCAGCACTCATTCCAGTTGCACAAACGTCTTGTGATCCAGCTGAAAATGATGGTGAATTAGCAGTTGGTGGTGCTGATTTTATATTAGAATTTGATGTACTATTTGTAGTAGAGTTTGATGAACTTCCTGTTGCATAATTAGTAGTAGCAGAAGATGTATATCCACCTTCAATAGCTGTATTTGAGCCACTCACATTTGTTTGTGTAGAGTCTCCTAAAGCATACGTAGTAATTAAACAAAATAGTATTATTAATATTCTCATTTATTGAATGTTGGTTTGTTGTTTCTATCCCAAAAAGGTAGCTGAGCTCCTGAGCTCTGGTAACATTTAGGACATAAGATTTTTTTATTTGGTAAAGTAATAAAAGATTGAGTGTGTATAATTTCTTTATTACACCCTATACAATATCCTTCAATCTTCTTCATTTTGGTTTACGCATAATGTCAGCACCTTTTAAACCATAGATAGCACTTACGACACCTATAAAGATAGCTTGATACCAGTATGGTAACTGATTAAAGTAATCAAAAAATAATGTTAATTTAGTATGAATCTCTGGATCGTCAGAAAAGATAGACCAAGCCAATAAACAGATAGGCATAGATATAAGAATAAGGACAAACTCATCCTTGTAACCTTGATCATTGCTCTCAATAATTTTCGCTTTATATTCAATTTCACCAGTACTCATTTTCTCAGCGTGTCTCATACGAGCATCTGACATTAATTGTTTTGTTGTTTGTTTGTTCTTATATAAATGTGCACCAGTCTTAATGCCCATGGATAATAAATT